CACTCCATGCCAAGCCTTTTCTGTGGCTGGCCTTCGTAATTCTCTGGATGACGCCAGAGGCAATCTTTCACTCACCTTTGTAGGGATAGCAAATGCAATTGACCATGTTCGATCTCTTCGAGGAGATGCTCCAGCAATCGTCTTCTGGGAAAATGTGCCAGGAGTCCTCAACACCAAAGACAATGCCTTCGGCTGCTTTCTTGGAGCGCTTGCCGGTGAAAGTGAGCCGATCACAGCGCCAGGGGAGAGATGGTCAAACGCTGGTTGTGTGTTTGGCCCCCAAAGAACAGTCGCGTGGCGAGTCCTCGATGCCCAATATTTCGGAGTGGCCCAACGACGCCGCCGTGTGTTCGTTGTCGCAAGTGCTAGAGACGACATCAATCCCGCAGAGATTCTTTTTGAGTTCGAGGGCTTGCGCAGGGATATTGCGCCGAGCCGAAAAGAGGGGAAAGTCACTCCCACCATCTCTTCAAGCGGCACTAGAGTCAGTCGTGTCGGATTTAACTGTGAAGACGAATGGTTTATAGAAACGTCAGTTGTTGGTGCATTGGATACCGAGTGCGGTGGCAACAAAATGAATCATCAGACTATCAATAGTGGTCATTTACTGCCTGTCAGTTCATTTTATGAAAGTAGCCTTGCTCAATATCGTGAAGCCAATGTCAGCGGAACAATCAAGGCTTCGGGCGGTGTTGCAGGCGGCGGGAGTGAGACATTTTTGGCTCAACCAATACCGATCCACGATCAAGCAACACGCCATGCAGGCAAGAATGGCGACAAAACCATGGGCAAAGGCAATGGTCTTGGTATTGGCCAACCTGGTGATCCAATGAACACATTGACTAAGGGTGACAGTCACGCTGTCTTTCAATCCATGGCCGTGCGCCGCCTAACGCCAGTTGAGTGCGAGCGCCTGCAAGGCTTTCCCGATGGCTACACTAATATCCCTTGGCGCAAAGCTGCTGAGTCACCAGATGGGCCAAGGTATAAAGCACTTGGCAACAGTTGGGCCGTGCCAGTTGTGGCGTGGCTTGGACAAAGAATTAAGGATCAACTTCAATGAAACCCGCAAACCACTACCATGTGCCGAATGAGCAGTTTATGAATTCCCAGCGGGAATTGCCTGCGGCCCTTGAAGTCTGCCTCGACTTGGTCAAAGACTTACTCTCACCAGAAGTCTTTGGCCACGCAATGCCAGATGAAGTTAAAAGCCGCGCATTCGTGGTCAGGGCCATGCTGGAGCGCCTAAAAGCACGAATGGAGGCCAGTGATGCCTAGAGGCAATAAACCCCGTGTAAGCCCCGCTATTGAGGCGGCCTTGCAGAAAAAAGGCAATCTGTCTGACCTTGATCTGGCCAAGATGTGCTTTTGTGTGCGCAGAAGCGCAGCCAGAATCCTGTTTGACATGCACCGCCATGAGCTGGTCCACATCTCCGGCTACACCAGAGTGAGCGCCAATGGCCAGTGGCGGCCACTGTGGTCATGGGGTGAGGGTGAAGATGCAATTGCGCCTGGTCCAGTGCCAGGCATCGAGCGCATCAGAAAACACCGCGAGAAAATGAGCGCTGATGACAAAGACTTCAGCTTGGCCAGACGCCGCCAGAAAAGACGGGTCGTCAAACGCGACCCTCTGGTGGCTGCGTTTTTTGGGTCTTAGTTATGGCGCGACATAGTCGGGCAACATTCCCCCGATCTGGCCAGAGCTTCTGCCTGCAATACCAGCAGCTCTTGCGCGAGATTCGTTCATTCTCCTAACAATCTCAGCCAGTTGGGTCAATTGCTGTGGATCACGCGAGAGCAAGATGCGGCCAATCTCATTTCGCACCGCCTCTGGGGTTTGGGTCTGACGGGCCATATTGGTGGCAGCCGTGACAATAGCCATTGGGCTTCCAGAGGATACCGCGCCAGCTGTCTGAGCCAATGGTGCGACATCAAGATCAGCAGCCCCAGCCTGTCTTGCAAAAGTCGGTGATCCACGGCCAACTGATTCCAATTTCTTAAGTTGCTCTTCTTTCAGCACAGTTGCTGTGTATGCCTTGTAATCATTTCCAAATGCAGCCTTCAATCTATCTTGCGTTGCTGGCTCTTTGTAAAACTTGAGCAATGATGTTTGGCCAGCCTCTGTGCCGGTCTTTTCACGCAAACCTTGCAACACGCCAATTCTGAATGCGTCAATCTCTGATGGACTCATTCCCCTTGTGGCTTGCTGAATGTCCAGAATGTCGCCCTTCATCACACTCTTACCAATTTCAGCAGCATCTATCATTTGGGATGGTCCAGCCCATGTCTTCATGGCTAAGGTATATGCAGACTGGCCACCCACCTTGGGTGACTTGGACTCAAGCACCCCAACTAATTTCTCACGCACATCATCGTATGCATTGGCTTGTGAATTTTGTCCGGCTTTTCTTAATTCTTTTGATGCGTCATATAAAGATTGCTTCAATGTATCTAAGACATTCATTGGCACTTGCTCACCATACTTGAGCTTGGACAAATCAATTGTCTGACCAGTCTTGGTCTGAAATAACAATTCAGAAGCGCCTTGAACACCTTTAGATTTATTAAATACATCAGTTAAAGAATTGTCAACTTGCAAAACCGCTTTATCGATGGCTGCATAGTAGGGGCGTGATTCAGCAAACCTTTGAGCGCTGAAATTGTCCAAAGTCTGTAAAAACTGAGCGCCACCAGTTCCAAGTGTTTCGTCAGCGCCAGTCATCAACCGACCGGCACGGCCAACTTGGCGCTCACGAATGGCGCGCTCTGTAGCAGCTGCCGTTGTGCCAGGCAATGTGGCCTGCACATCAAGCAAGTTACGCATTGACTTGTCACCCACATCGGCAATGCGAGCCTCTGGGCCTAACTTTAAAAGTCTGGCCTGCGCTCTGGTCAATGCGTTTGCCCCTGTCAATGGCTCTGGCACATCACGAATCAAAGCCTCTGCCACCTTTTGCTGGGCGTATGTGCCAGCAGCTGTGGGAGACATGCGCGCCATGACCTGACGACCACCAGCGCCAACCATGCTCATTACCGGCTGAGTGGTAACACCAAGACTGCCGCCGACCAATGCGCTCTTGCCGGCCTCTTTCAGCACATCCAATGCGTCATCTTCGTATGAGCCACCAAGGCCGCTGACAAATCCATAGCCAGCACCAGAGCCACCAGCTTGGGCCATGCGCTGGCCTAAACCCATGACTTGACCAGCACCAGGCGCGGCAGTCATGTATCTGCCTGCTGCTTGAATTGATGGCGCAACACTTGGCGCCACCTTCCCAATTGCAGGCAGTGCAGCTCCACCAACATTTCTCGCGACAGTGCTTGGCAGGCCGCCAAGGACCATTGGCAAACTGGCCACCATCTGGCCACCAGCCGCCTTGAATGGCGCTTCTTGCTCATAGGACTCAGCAGCACCGCGCATGATGTCACGGCCTTGTGCGTAGGCTTCACTTAATGGAATGCCTTGCTCAATGGCTGCAAATGGAGCGCCGACCGCGCCCACAATTTTGGGGAATGCGTTGAATGTTGGGCCTTGCATGGCGCTGACAAAACCGCGAAATGCCGTTGGCAGTTCTGTGCCTTCTCGATAGGCCGGAGACTGGCCTAAGAATTTTAGGATTTCGCTTGGCTTGTACTGATTCTCAAGCGCTGCCGTGACCTGTGGTCCAACAGTTGGCATTTGGGCCAAGAATTGAATGATTTCGTCATCCTTGTAGCCAGCTTTTTGAGCTTCTTTGATTTTTTCTTTAATGCCATCCATGATCAGCCTCCTGGTATTCCAAAGATGTTACCAAGGGATGGTCTTGTTGTACCACCGCCGCCTATGGATGGCGCTGCACCGCCGCCTGCACCAGGTGCATTGCGCATCAATGATGGGATTTTTGCTGGAGCGCCAAGAGCTGTATTAAGGTTTTTAAAACCATAAGCCTGACCAAATCCCTCATATTCACCGCGCTTTTGGTTGTATGCCTGCCCAGCAGCTGCATACAGTTCGTTGGCCAAAGCCTTAAAGTCATCCCGCTGTGTAGGCGTGAGCTTTTGGCCAGACATCATGTTGCTGAAATAGTTCTGCAATCTGTCCATGCGGCCAGAGGCAGCCATGGCAATTGCCAATTCAGACTCGCGCACCACAGAGCCTGGGTCTAGCAATTTCATAATCTTGGTAGCACCAGCAACATCACCAATTGGTGTGCCTGCGCTCAATGATGAAACCACCTGACCAAATGCGGCCTGCATGTCGCTGAAGTCTTTATAAATTGGCTCGGATTTAAATGCCTTACCAAGACTCATTTCATTCTCAAAGCCCTTTTGTCCACTAGTCATGTCTACTGGTACTTTGACACTGAGATTGGTTGCACCAGACCTTCTGAGCTGCATGATGTTTTCAAGAGTCACAGGCACTCCGGCTTCTCTTAGCAATCTTGACTCAGCTGGTGATGGCTCTGGTTTGTCAAGTTGACGCAAGCCTTCTAATGTCACTGGCAAGCCCAATGCTCTCAATGTTTTAATGTTTTCTGGCGTTGCTTCTGGCTTCATAGCTTCAAGCAAATACTGAGTGCCTTTCTCGCGGCCAAGACCGCCAATCAAGGCGCGTTGCTGTGGACTCAAGTTGGCCAAAGCATTGGTCGTCATTGGTGCAGGCGCTGTTGGCGCTGCTGGCACTGTCTCCGACATAAATCTCTCAATTGGTGGCACTGCCTCGCCAGTCAATGGTTGCATTGGTGCAGGCGCAGCAGCCGCAGCTTCTGGTGGTTGCAACATTCTTAAGAAGTCAGCATCAGCCTTTGCTGCGCGTTGAGCCTCAGTCAATTTTTGACCCAAAAGCAAATCTTGCAGCGACCCAGCTCTTGCCTGCTGATAGCCCTGCTGGCCAGCCTGCAAAGCTGATCCAAGTGCTTGGCCCAAGTTGATTGGGGTTGTGCTTCGGCCACCAGCTTGGAGCAGTGCAGCAGCTGCTGACATCGCAGCATTTCGGCCAAGCAGTTTGCGCTGATCTTCTGACAGCAGCGCATCAAGACCCGATGGTGTGCCGCCCATACCGCCGCCAAATATGGCGCCTATGTTGCTGAAGTCAAATCCATTTGCCATATTTCCACCTTATTCCAATAAACCCTTGAGGCGGCTTTTAACCACATCGCCTCTGCTCATCATATTAGTTGATCCTGTACTTGGCGCAAGCAAAGATGCAGCCATCATGGCGCGTCTTTCCTGACCAGGCTTGATGGCCAATTCTGCCACCGGTGTCCCACTTCTATCCATGGCCACCGCCACATTGTCAAAGCCCTTGGCCTGATCGTGCGCATAGCCAAACAGAGCCATGCCCACATCACGCTCAGAGCCTTGGTCAATGATCTTGACCTTGGATGGGTCGCTGGTGATCACAATGCCCCTGCTGGTCCTTGCCACTGTCAGCCCATCAGGGATGCGAGAGGGCATAGGTGATCCAGGCGTGATCAGGATGGTGTCTCGCTTGCTTGATGGGTCAAGCAATGCCATCAGCTGCGCATCAGCGTAGCGTTGTGGCTCTGGCGTTGGTGTGTTTGGCATGTTAGATCAGGGCAAGCAATGCGCCAAGGCCAGCACCAGTGCCAGCGCTTAATGCGCCACCGGTCAGGCCAGCCAATTGAGAGCCAGCCAATGCACCGCCAAGCAGTCCAGCGCCAGTGTTTTGTGTGTACGGGGTCTGGGTGATCATGCCAAGATTGGCAGGGTTTGCGCCAAGACTTGACTGGACAATGCCAAGACGCTGCAAGCCAATGTTGCGGATGGCATCCATCCGCTGCTGGTCCTGTGCCTGGCGCGCACCACCAGCTCCCATGACCGCTTGAGCGCCAGCAAGACGCAAGTTCTGCTGCTGCGCTGCCAAGTTGCCAAGCTGGTTTGCACCGCCAAGTCGCAATTGCGCACCCTGCAAGCCAGCTTGCTGGTTCGCAAGTGCTGCCTGCTGGCCAATGTTTGCGTTGAATTGTGCCGCCTGATTTCTGGCCGCAGCGTTTGCAAGTGCCGCTTGGTTTGCAGCGCCAGCACCAAACTGAGATGCAACATTCTGGGCCGCCACATTGCTCAAACCCGCCTGCTGTAAATTGCCGGCATTGAATTGTGCAAGCTGATTTCGGGCAGCGGCGTTTGCAAGTGCTGCCTGATTTGCCGCACCAGCTCCAAACTGTGAAGCCACATTTTGGGCAGCCACATTGCTCAAACCCGCCTGCTGTAAATTACCAGCGTTAAATTGCGCCATCTGATTTCGGGCAGCGGCGTTTGCAAGTGCAGCCTGATTCATCGCGCCAGCTCCAAACTGAGATGCAGCTGTACGCTGTGCAGCGTTTTGGATTGCGGCTTGCTGCTGCCGTGCAAGGTCTTGCTGCATCTGGTTAGCTGCAACATCAAAGCCTTGCGCTCTGAGCTGGGCAGCAGTCTTTGCGGCCTGCTCTGCAAACTGGCCACTCGATGCGCCTTGGGCCAAGGCTTGGCGTGATCCACCAAAAGCCTTGGCTGCTGCTGCCTGCTGGCCAATTCTGGAAGAGGCGGCAGCCCTTGCTTTTTCAATATCACCCAAAGATGCCTCAATCACCCCGCTGGTGTATGGGTTCATGTAGCGACTAATGTCACCCATATTGGCCTGCGCGGCATTGACATCGGTTGCGCCATAGCCCTGTGCGTTGGCAAGGGATGCTGGGCCAGCTTGTGCGCCAGCAAATTGGCTTGCGCCATATCCCTGCGAGCTGGCAAGGGAAGCTGGGCCTGCTTGCGCGCCGCCAAATTGGGCCGCGCCATAGCCTTGCGATCCAGCAAGAGAGGCTGGGCCAGCGTCAAAGCCGCCAACCATGCCAGGCTGATACTGCGCGCCTGCCGCAGTCATCTCAGCGGCTCGGTCAATGTTTGCAAGACCTGGTCCGGCCAAGCTCGTGTTGACTAGCTGGCGCTCTCCAGCCTGATACATCGGATTGAATCCAGCAAACTCTTGCACGGGCAATGCCCCTGCAACATTCTTGGCCTGCTCAAAGTTCGCAAGAAACGCTTTTTTAATATCTGGATCAATCGAAGTTGATGATGTTTGACTTCCACCTTTTGACATTTTGCGTTCCTTTAATCTAAGAGAGATTTAATTTTTTTGGCAGGCACTTTGCCTTCATTGATCATGTCCAAAAGTCCACGGCCATATTTATTGACAGCAGATTTTTT